AGAGGCTTCGTCACTCTTGCGAGGTGATAAGGGGCGGTGGGTGATGACTTTTGACTGGCTGATAGCAGACGATACCAATTGGGTTAAGGTGCTAGAGGGTAATTACAACGATAACACAGACAACAACAAGAATGGAACAGATAGGTATGCGAACCGCCGAGGACGTGAAGGAGCTGTTGCTTCGGCTGAGAGTTTTGCCAAGTGGGATGGGAAGTTTTAAGCTTCCTATGACGGTAGACGAGGCTGAGGCTTATATCCGTGGCGCTTTTGAGGCTCAGGTGGAGCTACGAGGTGGAGCAGTGCAGTATGACGAGATGACGACCAAGAACCTACGGCTAGTCGCTGAGACGCTGGCAGGAGATAGTCACAAATTTGGCTTGCTACTAGCGGGTACTTGTGGCAATGGCAAGACAACCACGATGCGGGCTGTGCAGTCGATTGTGCAACTCCTCAACAACACTTACTACAACCGCTGTGGTGAGCGTATCGGCAACCGCCTGCTGGAGGCTAAGGAGATAGCGCAACTATCAGGAAAACCCGAACAGTTGACCGCCTACCAAACGATACCGCTACTCTTTCTAGACGACTTAGGCAGGGAGCCGACCGAGGTGATGCAGTATGGCAATGTGACCAGTCCCATCACGGAGCTACTAGAGTACCGCTACAACCAGCGGTTGACAACCATCGTGACGACCAACCTAGAGCCGTCAGAGGTGAGGCAGAAGTATGGTGATAGGATTGCGGACAGATTCAATGAGATGTTTGCGGTGGTGAGCTATACGGGGGCGTCTTATAGACGCTAGAAATTAGAGATTAGAAGTTAGATTTTAGAAGATAGAATTATGATGCAACAACCGAGAGGAATCAGAAACAACAACCCCCTGAACATTAGGCGAACTCAGTCGAAGTGGCTGGGCGAAGTGGACAGCCTCAAGGGCAAGTGCGACAACGCTTTTTGCCAATTTAGCAAGCTGTGCTATGGATACAGAGCCGCAGGCAAGCTCCTGCAGACTTATCAGACCAAGTACAAGCTCTATGTGCTGGATAAGATAATCGGACGGTGGGCTCCGCCTTGTGAGAATAATACACGCTACTACGCTACAGTAGTCGCTAATCAGATGACGAAAGAGCTGTGTACGCCTATATACGTGACTAGTCTCCTAGATCTAGTCAGGGATAGGGCAACGCTCCGAGCGCTACTCGTCTCTATGCATCTCGTGGAGAATGGTCAGTTGCCGTCTGCTATAGAGCGGGCTGCTATCAACCAAGGCATATCGATGCTATGAGAAATAAATACCTAGACACACTAGACGACCCCGACTTTGAGATTGACCCTCGTGATGTAGCTCGTGAGCGCGAAGAGTGGTACGACCGAGTCGTATCGTGCTACGAGTATAATCGCCAGTGGATGTCGCACGCAGATGCAGTCAGTGCGACGCAGACACGATATGGAATACCTAGAGAGACACTCAGAAAAAAATGCAAAGAAGCAGGAGTATGGGAAATATGAAACAATTCAAACAACTAATGAAGCAAGCGGGACAAGTCATTGTGGGCGTCCTCGCAGGTATCGCAGTCGCAGTGCTACTTGTGCTGAAGTGGCTGTGGAATCTCTTAGCAAAGAATGCTAATGTGCTTACGCTAGTGGGCGTTATCATCATCATCTTAATGCTATGCCGAGGCTAGCTCGTTTACTCGCAACTGTTGCGCTATTTGCAACGGTTGCGGGTTGCGCTCCGCGCTACGTACCTGTACACCACTACCACGAGGTAGAGCGTATCAAGGTGGAGCGGGACAGCATCTACAATAGCGACACCGTCCGCATCGCTGAGCGTGGCGACACTGTGTTACTGGAGGTGGTCAAGTGGCGGACACGCTACAAGACCGCCACCGATACGCTTATACGGGTGGACACGGTACAGCTCCCGCCACAGATAACAGCACCAGCCACCAAGCCACGACACCGTAAGCTCTTGTGGAGCTTTGCGGTGATTGGTATACTCGCTATCCTTTACGGGGTATATCGATTGCTCCGATTCTTCAAACTATTCTAAGCTATGCAGAATATCGAGAGTCAGATACAGCAGGCGTGTATTCGCTGGGTACGGCTGGAGTACCCCCGTCTCATCGTCTATGCTATCCCCAACGGTGGGCATCGTGACGCCGTCACGGGGGCTATCCTTAAGGCTGAGGGGGTGCTGGCAGGCGTGGCGGATATATTCGTAGCCAAGGCTAACAAATACCACCACGGACTATACATCGAGATGAAAGCTCCCAAGGGTAGGCAGGCACCGAGCCAGCGAGCTTTCGAGCGTGCTGTCTCGCTAGAGGGCTATCAGTACTCAGTCTGTCGATCCTTTGAGGAGTTCAGAGCAGTGATTAAGACCTACCTAGAGGACGTGGAAAAATAATCACCTGATTATCCAACCATAATCACCTGATTATTTCCAGACCAACCGACACCACACAAAGACACCCAATGTCACGACAAGTCAAAACGCATCTGACGGACGAAGAGTTTGACCGCTTTGAGACCATACGAGAGGGGTACGGCTTTCGCAGTGCCTACGCACTAGCGCACGCCTGTATCAACGTTTGCACCGCTATACTAGCTGAGCGGGCGCGCAGGGGTGACGAGGGGGTGCCAAGCGTGGGGGACGAGATAGCGGTTGCCTTTGCTGAGTACGCACGCCACGAGTGGCAACCCTCCGACCAATCACTGAGCGGGGGGCAGTATGAAGCTCTGACAAGCTCGCCAGCTAGCCAAGAGTCAAGAGCCAAGAGTCAAGAGCCCCATACGAACAAGCACCACGCAGATGCTTATCTCGTCCGCAACTACGGGGGGCTGAGGCGTAAGTACAGCGGGACACTCAGGCGGGGCACCTCAGAGACACCGCAAGATGTTTTGCACGATACTTTGCTGGGACTGTATAGGCTCCCTGTGGAGTTTGCGACTTATGAAGAATTTAGAGCAGTAGCGAATGATAAACTTAAATATAACGGGCGGTAAGCGATACACGACCGACAAGGTCTACCGCCAGCTGATAACCTCTCGTGAGTGGGTGCGACTTCGCAGGCAGAAGCTGTGGCGCGACCCGCTCTGTGAGCGTTGCAAGGAGGGGGGCCGTGTGACACCCGCTACTTGTGTGCATCACATCATACCTATCGAAACGGAGGTAGGCAATCCCGACCGTATGCGTCGGCTCGCATACAGCCCTAAGAACTTGATGAGCCTCTGCGAGCCGTGCCACCACGACATACATCGTGAGCTAGCGAGCGGGGGCAAGGAGGCAACCAAAGCACGCCACAAGGCACGTACTGGGGCATTCGTGGCTAACTTCTTAAAGGGGGGCGGTGATGAGTAGAGTGACCTACGACTGGACATTAGCGGGGGCTGACCATTTTCGTGGGGTCACGCAAAAGGTCGGGGCAGTTGTCAAATAATCTTTGACAACTCACCCGCACCCGCTCGGACTAGTCACAAGAAAAGCCCCACGGCACTATCTCAGGTCGTGGGGCTGTTGTCTGTTTGGTCGGGGGCTATTTCAGCGCTGGCAGTAGGTCGTTGTTCTCCTCTATTCGGAGCATTCGCAGGTCTTTGACGCACGTAGTAAACCACGGGAACCGCTTCCCTAGCTCCTGCGCCACAAGCACGCATTTGACCGCTGTCACGGTCTCATCGCCAAAATAAACGCTTCCCTGCGTCCACTTGAAGCCGTTGCTCTTCAGAAAGTCCCGCACCTCCTTATATGCTCCGTGATAGGTAGTGCCAGTGTAGCACTCCGTGAGGCAATTAGTATCAAGGTCAAAAAGTATAGCGTATTGATTCATAGCTTTGTCCGTTTTGTCTGTTGCAAAGATAGGCAATAGATTTGATTTTCACAAGAGGGGGGCTATTATAGCCCGTAAAGTACGCTCGGTATACTGATACCAGCCTCGGGGGCCATTATTATCATACCTTGTGGGGACATCCAGTCCGTGGCGCGGGTGTCGTTGACGTCCTCTAGCTTTGTCAAGCTCGTAGGCGTTTGCCAGTCCCGTTGCGTCACGATTGTGCCGTCATCCCAAAGGATAACCGCCACGCCATCGCAGTCGTACGCCATATCGGCATCGGGGGTCACGTGAGTAGTAACGACATAGAAGGTACAATTCTCTCCCGTCTCTTCGTAGGTTACCTCCACGCTTTCGATAGGGCTCTTCTCGCCTGATATTACCTCATCGGTGTATCTTAGTGCGTCTAATAGATCCATCATAGTTTTGTCCGTTATCTGTTGCAAATATAGTTATTCGTGATTGATTGACAAGCGGGGGCTAATCTTTTATACCCATCTGCTCTCGGTCTCTCTTTAGTGCTTTGGGACATATCCAGTAATAGATAGTAAGATATACCCACGATACAGCCGCAATAGGGAAAAATATAAGCCACATATACCACGGGGGGGTGCTGTTGCTTAGTTCCTCGTAGTACCCTTTCTTATCAATGTGCCCGTGCCACTGTCCTTGCTTATTCCCGACTATTGTGTAGTAGATATCTTCGCCAGGCTTGTGTAGCTCTTTCATCTTCTGAAGTAGTTGCGCCTTCAGTTCGTCAAAGTCGTCTCCCGCTACGTCCGTAGCACTGACGACATTAGCCCCACGGCGTACAAAGCCCGTGAATCGTGTGTTCTCTTCTTGGGGGTGCTTTCTGCTCTTCTTGTTCATTGTGTTTCTGCGTTTATTTGTTTGCTAAGTTAGTTATTCATATCTGATTGACAAGCGGGGGCGGGGCTGGTCCCCCGCCCGTCTTGTCTTAGTTATTTCGTTGACTCTCTGAGCTGTTGTTTTTTAGCGTTTACAGCCTCAATTAGATATACACCTGCCTGCCATACTGAGCCATACATAACGGTGCGGTTCTTTAGGTCCATACGGTTATACTCTACCATAGAGTGTTGGAATGGCAAAAATTGCTCGAAATACTCCCTGTACTCTTTATACAGGTGATGAATGTATGCAATCTTTGTCCGCTCATCATCTGAAAAGTAGAGTAAGTCGTCCAGTATTATGGGGTCGTCAACTAGGTTGAAAATCTTGTCTATTACTTCACATTTGCCGTAGTTTGAAAACCTCACCAATTCTCTGACTTTTTCGGGGTCATTAATTACTAGCCAGGCAATGTCGTTAGCGATTTCGCATAGTCCTCTGGGGTGGAGGTCTTTTTTTAATCTGGTACGAATTTCCTCGGCGGTTGTGTTGGTTGTGGTACGCACGATTTTCATAGCTTGTTTTTTGTCTTTTGGTTCGTGTTGTTTTGGCGCGGGGCTATTTATTACTTGCGGTTATCATTTCAAAAAGGTAGCGGGCGGCATCTCGGACATATCCGTGAATGATTGGGTCAGGTAGTGAGTGCTTTAGGCTTGGGGTTGCGCTTTTTAGGGTTTCGCTTATGTGGTGCCCATCGTAGTAAAGCACGTAGCAGGAGAAAGCGGCGCGGGTTGCTTCGTTTGGTGCGAATTGCTCCAAAGGCTCATAGTAATAAGACCTTTCTAGTATGTAATAAATTACCGCCCTAGTTATTTCGGGAACGAATCCAGCCGTTTCTAAGTACTTATCCACTGCGGCGCGTCTCTCTTCGTTTGTCGTGGTCTTGCTGTTGAATATAGTCGTCTTCATTGTCTTATCTCGTTTATTTGTTTGTGTTGTGGGGGCGGGGCTGGTTGTCCCCGCTACCCTTGTCGTGGTCGTTATCCTAGTACGGACTTCAGTAGGTCAAGCGGGGTGTCATAGCTTTCGTCAGGTATGCGAAAATTCCATTGGCTGAGCTTCTCGCACTCCTCCATTGCCCACTTCGTTTGCTCCTCGGGGGGAACATCGGGGACTAGCTTATACCACCGACTGAGATAGCTGTCCCATTTGTACCCTAATTCCTTGAGACTGTCTTTTATCTCGTAAGAGATTGGGCTATCGATAGCAATTACCGCCCGACCTTGTACTCTCCGTCCCTTTTCTCTTGCCTCTCTTATTATGAGCTTATTATCGGCTGTGTCTCTCTTGTACTGTTTGTAGCACTCGGGGCACCGTCCATTATCTTTGAGCCACTCTAGCTTCCTCTCTCGGTCTACGTGCTTGCCAAATAGCTCTACTTCGTACTCCTTCCCGCACTTACTGCAGATTGTGTTATACTTTGCCATAGTTGTATTATCTGTTTTATTGGTTCGTGTTTCTTGTTAGTGGGGGCGGGGCTGGTGACCCCGCCCGCCTGTTGTTATCGGTCAGCCCAGTAAGAATGTACGTATATCTTTTTGCCGTACCTCTTTAGATAGCTGTCTAGTCGCTTCGTAAATGCCTCACTTGCTGTAGCTGCTGCCGCCTTATATATCTCTACCTCGTCGTGGTTTGCTATTCTGTACCCATAACGGGCTTTGCCGTACTTGGAGAACTCTAGTACGTCATCTTTGGTCCTTAGCACCTTGAGGCAACAGGGGATGCGCTTGATAGTGTCGAGGTCACGGGCGGGGTCGTTTAGTCGCATCGCATCATTGCGCCACAACTCAACTGCAGATATATTACCACGGATATACTCTTTGTACTCTTTGCTCTCGTCGTCTATGTATAGTACAGTGCTCAGCTCGGGACGGTCAAATCTTACCACGTGTGTACCGTCAACAAGGATGTAAGTATTATAGTCGCTAGCATCGTCACCTAGTAACTCTTTCGCCCGCTTTCTCGTTAGTACTTCCGTTTTCATTCCTACGGCTGTTTTTAGCGGTATCGTGTTGGTTCCTTCGGAGGCGAGTCTCTTCTGCTCTTCGATTATCTTTTTAAGCATTTGGGGGGCGTGCATTGGCTCCTCTTGCTTTGTCGCCTCAGGCGTTGCGAGTGCTTGCTCTTGCTCCTCTTGCTGTGCCATTAGCTCGTTGTCAAGGAGTAACCAGTAGGGGGCGGTGCCGTCCTCTTGTACGGTTGTTGTTGCGGTTGTGTTGGTTGTGTTATATACGGGTTGCATAGCTGTATTATCTTTTGGGGTTTGTTATTGGGTGTTCGTGTTGTGGGTGCCACGTATTGCAGTGGCACCCCGTGAAGTGGTTAGGCTGTGAGACGTATCTCTTTGCCGTCCGTTAGGTTGTAGATTGCTATCTGCTCATTTTCTAGTCCCTTAGCTATTGCGGTCTGCTCGTCGTGCTCTATTACTACACTATCGTAGTAGTAGCGACCAGTGGCGGTATCTAGCCACCCACCAAAATTGAGCCCGTCACGTAGGCTGTGGAATGTTGTACGGATCAAGCCCAAAGCGCCGTGGCTGTCTTGTGTCTCTTTGACGGCGATGCTATACCCGTCGGTGATTGGCTGCATTTTGCGGTCTACTGTGTAACCGTCCCGGTTACGTCTAGATACCTTATATACCTTAGCAAGGTAGTAAGGTGTTTCGGCTGCAGCTCTGAGCGCTTTAAGCGCCTTTTTCGCTGTCTTCTTTGCGCTGTTCGCGCGGTTGCTTGATTTGTTCATTTTGATTGATTTGGTTTGATTTGTAAAAAAAGTGCCCCGCAAAGTGGGTGAACAAATCAAGCATAAAAAGCAAGATAACCACAATGCGAGGCAATGAGTATGTATGTAGCTTAAGGGTACGAGAACCCTTGCTTGATTTGTTCACTGCAAAGGTACGAAAACTTTTGGAACCTGCAAGCGTTTTGCCGATGAATTTCGAAAATAATTTCGTTCTAAAAATCAAGTCGCTATATTTCAATCACTTACGGACTAAAGATTATATTCATTTCCGTTTTTGTTTTCTGCTATTCGATTCGATTTACCTGCTTTCGGGCGTGTTGTGCTGCTCTTGCTTGTCGTGTTACCTACTCTTATATGTAGTGTATAGTCGTTGTATCTGTTTGCTCTTGCTTGCTTGTGGTTGTCGTGTTGCTTGCTACTCTTATTATATAGTAGTGTAGAGTCTTCGTGCCGTCCGTGGTGCCGTGCGCTGCTACCTGCTGGTATATCCTCTTAATTGGTGCTTGCTTGCTCCGTGGTGCGTCTCCGTTGCTCCTTGTGGTATCTTGTGCGTGGTATCGTCTTATATCCTCTTGTATCGTCTTGTCGCCTGCAATTGGTTGTACTTGCTTGCTTGTCTTGTCGGTCGTGCCTGCTCGCTGCTCTTGTCGGTCGTCTTGTCGTGCTTGTTGCTTGTGGTTGTCTTATCGTGTCTGGAGTGGCCACCGCCTGGCCCCCGTGGGTACCTTCAGGTGGCCCGATACCCGACCATCAGGAGGGGGGGGGATTTTTCAAAAAGGGGGGAGAGGCAGACCGAAACCCACCCCCGTCCCCATTTTTATGCGCGAGGTCAAAAAAAATGTGGTTTTTCAGCGCAAACAGAGGTAAAACAGCTACGAAAAAGGAGAAAATGGGTGTTGTGGTGTGATTTTGGGTAGTTAATTGGGCTGAGTATGCTGTTTTTGGTGGTTTTTTGGTGGTTGAGGTGGTGTTGTGGTGTGATTTTTGGTGGTCAATGGGTCTTTTTGGTGGAGCGGAGGAAAAGGAAGTCCCGCTCACGTGACCGAGGATATGATGGAAGAGAGGTAACGGTCAACGGAGCGGGACAAACGGACAAAAAGCAAAGCGGACTAACGCTCTAAACACGTAGAGGAGACTGACTCTACAGATGCAAAGGTAACGAAAGTTTAGAATCTTCTTTTTTGTTGGTCGGTTGGTACTAAAAAGTGGGGTTGCGGTGCTTATAGGTAGTAACTGAATGAGTACCAATGACTAGAAGAACGACTAGCAAGGCGACACCAGCTAAGAGCAAGGAGGCGCAAACGAATAGTAAGTCTGCGCAAGCGAAGAGCAGGCAATCGACTAGCAAGCAGGCACCGCAGGAGGATAAGGTGGGAGAGAAGTTTAAGGAGATAAAGGCGGTGCTGAAAGACTTACAGCTGTACAGTGAGATGTACGATAGCTTGATAATGAGCTGTGCGCAGATGATTTACTTGCGTGATGAGGCTTTCAAGTCTATGCAGGAGCGCGGAGTGACCGTTGAGGAGCATACGAGCGCAGGCGACACGAGGTTGAAGATAAACCCCGCTTTCAACGCTTACCGAGATACGACTAAGGAGCTGAGGGGAGCCTTGAACGACCTCGCAATGAATGTGCGTGCATCTATGGCACCGACCGAAGACCAATTAGACCGCCTAGCCGACAAGCTAGACAACATTACTCAGGGGCAATGACGCTAAAGGAGCAGGCGACCGAGCGCATCAAAGGGTGCAAGCTCCCCGCCAGCAAGTGCAAGGAGGCTGACGCAAGGCTATACGCTTACCTCTTGGGGCTTAAGAAGACCCCCGAGAGGCACAACGCATATGAGCTGTTGGCAGGCGTGCGCTTTGTGGAGCTGATGGAGCGTTACGAGTGGCGACCACTAGAGGTCAAGCGATTTATAGCCTTTTACGAGTACCTACAGTTCCCTGGCAAAAAGGGCAAAGAGCGGTACAAGCTAACCCCCGTGCAGGTGTTTCAATTCGCAAGCATAATGGGCTTTTACCACAAGGGTACGGACAAGCGACTGACCCGTGAGGCGCTCCTCTTCGTGCCGAGGAAGTTTAGTAAGACGACCAGTGTGGCAGCCCTAGCGGTCTATGACCTCCTCTATGGTGATAGCAACGCTCAGTGCTATGTAGGAGCGAACAGCTACAACCAAGCGCAAATCTGCTTTGCCGTTATTAAGTCGGTACTGAAGAACCTAGACCCTAAGATGAAACGCTTCAAGGTCAATAGGGAGAAAGTGTACAACCTAATGGCAGGTAAGACCAGCTTTGCCGAGTGCCTAGCGTCTCGCAGTGATACGCTAGACGGACTGAACGCTAGCACTGTGATACTAGACGAGTATAGTCAGAGCGAGAGCGCCGACCTTAAGAACGTACTGACAAGCTCTATGGGTGCAAGGCTCAACCCGCTAACAATAGTGATAACCACCGCCAGCGACAAGACGGCTACACCATTTTACGAGATGCTAAGCCTCTACAAAAGCATCCTCAGAGGTGAGGCTGAGAATGATAGCGTCTTCGCTCACATTTTCCAGCCCGACGAAGGAGACGATGAGGGCGACCCCGATACGTGGCGCAAGGTACAACCGCATATCGGTGTGACCGTGTATGAGGACTTCTACGAGAGCGAGTGGAATAAGGCGAGGCTCAGCTCGTCCGATATGAAAGAGTTTAGAAACAAGCTACTGAACATCTTTGCCGAGGATAGTGCTAAGTCGTGGATAGAGGGCAAGGAGATAGAGGCACTCTATCTACCCGAGGGGAGTGTGGAGGACTACCGAAACGTACGAGCCGTGTGTAGTGTAGACCTCTCTGTTGTGGACGACTTTTCCGCAGTTACCTATCTGCTCTATATGCCCGGACGTGTTGTCGCTGGTCGAGAGGTGTCCGTGCCTTTTCACAGCATCACTGAGTACTACTTTCCAAAGGGTCAGATAGGCAGCCACCCCAACAGCGAGCTGTACAAGCGTTGGGCAGAGTACGGCTATCTGAATTTGGTCGATGGAGACGTGATTGATTACAGGCGCATCGTGGAGGATATACTTCGCAAGCCCTTTGCGATACTGGGTATAGGTTACGACAAGTACAAGGCACGGGAGTTTATCCAGATGCTAGAGTACACGCCAGGCGTAGGCAAGCAGTTTTTATACGAGGTGCCACAGACTTACGGCGCTTTCACCTCTCCAGTGGAGAGTATGGAGCTAACGCTCTACCGCAGACAGATAACATTTGACCGCAACCCTATAACAGCTTATTGCTTTGATAATGCGGTGATTGACGAGGACAAGCTGGAGAACCGCAAGCCTATCAAGCGACAACCGCTAGGCAAGATAGACGGCTGTATTACCAACGTGATGTGCTTCTGGATGATGCAAAACGTGCAGAGCGTGTGACAATGGTACTAAAAAGGGGGTGCTAAATGCTTATGGTAGAAACCACTTAGCAACGCAGCGAATGAACGATGTATTACTAGTCACAGCGACCACCATTGTCACGGGAATTATAGGAGCCATCAGTGCCGTGTGGTCGTACTGGCGAGGACGCAAGAAACAGGCTATAGAAGTCGGTGTAGCGGGTACCATGGCTCTCCGAGAGATGAACGAGACCAATACGATACTAAGCCAACGTGTCAACGACCTATACGAGGAAGTTCTCAACCTACGCAAAGAGAACACCAAGCTCTTATCCAACCAAGCTAAGATGCAGGAGCAAATGATTAAGCTCAAAGATGAGAACGCCGAGCTCCTAGCAACCAACAACAAGTTACTAGAGAACCAAAAGCGGCTAGAGGCACAGCTCCGCACACTCACCAAGCAGTACAAGCAGTGTAGCAATGAGTAAGACGGTAGAGATACTTAGGCAAATGGTCGGACTAACGCCAAAGAGCGGTAGTAACAGCGACCCGACCGTGCAGGTGTACGACTACAGTACGCCTCGCCTCGCTGAGCGCATACAGACGGCTGAGCAGGCTATGTGCCTACCAACCGTCTATCGATGTGTGGATATCCTTAGCGGTACTGTTGCGATGATGCCCCTCAAGCTCAAGAGGCGTGTTAGTGGCGAGCTGTTCAAAGTCTTTGAAGATAGCCCGCTGGCTGATATGCTGAGCGGTATGGCGAATGACCAGCAGACCTTTTTTGACCTTATGGGAGCTGTTGTTGCTCAGAGGTTGCTATTGGGTAATGCCTACCTATTGCCCCATTGGCGAGCAAGTGAGGTGTACGCCCTGACGCTACTAGATGCAGGGACTGTTATGTACGACCGCAAGGAGCGGGTGTATCGTGTCAACGATTACAACAATGGTGTTGTAGGCAACTACAAGCCGAGCCAGATAGTGCATATCAAGAACCGCAGTCTAGACGGAGGTTATACGGGTGTATCTACTATCCAGTATGCAGCTCGTACGCTCAGCCTAAGCGCTACAGCAGACAGTCAGACGCTAGACGGGCTAAGCAGTGGCAATACCCAGCGAGGTATCGTGACGGGAGCCAATGTGGTACAAGGGCTCGGAGCTGTGCAGGACAGCTTTATGGAGAATGTGGCTAACCGCCTCTCTAAAGACTTCTCTAGTGGCAAAGCGATAGTGGAGGTGCCAGGCACTGTCGAGTTCAAACCGCTATCCATCACGCCAGCTGATGCGCAGTTGCTAGAGACCCGCAAGTTCTCACCTTACGATATATGCCGATTCTTTGGAGTACACCCCGAGATGGTCTTTGTGAGCGGAGGCAATACTAGCACCTACAAGAACAACTCAACGAGCCAGCTGAGCTTTTACCAGCAGACGCTAGCCCCGATACTCAGGCAGATAAGTACTGAGATGAGTTGTAAGCTGATACCCAACTCAATCAAGCGTAACTACAAGCTAGAGTACGACCTAGACGATGTGTTTGTGAGTGACCTCAAGAGCCGTGGTGAGTATTACTCAAAGGCAGTCGCCAGCGGTATTCTAACGCCAAACGAAGTACGTATCAAGGAGGGTCGAGAGCCATTAGATGGTGGCGATACCGCCTTTATGACGTGTAACGTATTCAGGCTAGATGGAGTAGGAGACAGCGCACCAAGCGCACCCGAATCCCCCCGCAGTCCGAGAACCAACAAAACAACAAACGAAGATGAAACCAACGAATAGAGAGATACGCTCCTTAGAGGGCGAGATAAAGATGGTCGGAGACGACCGCATCGTAGAGGGCTATGCCGTGGTCTTCAATAGCCGAAGTAACGAGCTATGGGACTTTGGCGATGGCACCTTTGTAGAGGTAATCGAGCGGGGAGCCATTACCCCCGAGCTAGTCGCTAGTAGCGATGTCAAGGCACTACTCTACCACAACCGAGAGCGTGTCTTAGGACGTAGCAACAAGGGCGAGGGTAGTTTGACGCTAGAGCTAGACGACCACGGGCTGAAGTACCGCTTTATGGCACCGCACACGCCAGACGGAGACACCGCTGTGGAGCTCGTCAAGCGTGGCGATATATCAGGTAGCAGCTTCGCCTTTACGGTTGCCAAAGGTGGCTCCCATATGGAGGAGCTGGCAGACGGCACTATCCTACGCACAATCACAAAGATAAATGGGCTGTACGATATAACGCTCACACCCGACCCCGCTTACAGCGATACGAGCGTAGCAGTCCGAGAGATGCAGGCGCGAGAATCGGAGGCATCGGAGGTCTCAGAGCCATCTGAGGTATCGGATAGCGCAGCAAGTGACGCAAGCGCAGAGCGCGCCAACCACTTTCCCGAACTAGGAAATAGATACAACAACTTAATCAACCCTTATAACAACAATCAGTATGAATAAGAAAGAGAAGCTTCTACAGAAGCGAGAGATGCTCCGCACTATGGAGGAGGAGCGCAAAGCAGGCAAGCTCACCGAGGAGCGCGCCAAGGAGTACGACAATCTCCTTACGGAGGTTGAGGAGCTGACGAGAGAAGTCCGCACCGAGGAGGTGGAGAAGCTCTTCCGTCCATTCCAGCCCGAGACCGAGAAGAACGAGTATCGTGAGCTACTAGACAAGGCTATCGAAGCACGTGAGAAGAGCCGTGCGCAGACGGTCGAGCTACGAGCTAATGAGACGATGACGACCGATGTCAAGAGCGTCACGCCCCAGCTCTTCCAGCAGTTGATGCACCCGCTCCACGAAGCGTTTGTGCTGAACAAGCTAGGCGGTAAGGTCTTGACGAACGTACACGGCGAGCCGGTCTTCCCCTCTATTGCAGCACTAGAGGCGCAGTTTGTCGGCGAGGCAGTCGCCTTGACCTCCAAGAAGATTTCCCTGACGGCTCAGAAGATGACCCCCAAGCGTGTGGGTATCTCTCTAGATGTCACCTCACAGGCCATCAATCAGAGCAACGTCAATCTACCCACGGAGATAGTCGAGGGTATGGGTACGGGTCTTACTCGTGCTATCCATCAGTACATCTTCTCAGGCACAGCTGTAGGCGGTGCAGGAGATAGCGTTATGAAGCCCGTCCTTGATGCGGCTACTCAGTACGCACCCGCTACCGACCTCAACCTTAAGCTGGTTGTCGGTCTAGAGTCCGCACTACTAGAGAAGAACTTCGTACCCGCACAGATGAAGGGCGCTTACGTGATGGGTGCCAAGGCTTATTGCGCACTCAAGAGTACGCCCGTAGAGAAAGGCAATCCGCAGATGCTCATCGAGAATGATATGATGAACGGTTACCCCGTAATCGTTACGAACTTCATCACGCCCGATGCCATCATCTTCGGTTGCTGGGACTACCTCGCAGTAGCTCAGTTTGGCACGCCTCGCCTCGTTATCGACCCGATTTCGCAGGCTAACAAGGACGTAGTTCGCTTTACGCTGAACACGGACGTAGACGCTAAGCTCCTACTACCCGAGGCGTTTGTCGCAGTCAAGGCTAAGGGTTAAGAGATTAGAGGTTAGAGATTAGAGATTAGACCTCTAACATCTAACCTCTAACATCTAAAGTCTAATATCTAAGCTATGACACACGTCACACTAGATGAGCTCAAGGCGCAACTCAACATCGACCACTACGATGAGGATGTCTATCTCTGTCACCTCATAGAGGTGGGCGAGGAGGCTGTCCAGCTGTGGATCAATCGTCCCTACGAAGAGGTCTTGACCGCTGAGGGACGACTACCCGCACCGCTCCGTCACGCTATCCTCCTAGAGTGTGCACGTCTGTATGCACATCGTGAGGGTGAGACGACACGCACCGCAGAGGTGCCCTTTACGCTCTCCGCCCTGATACTACCTTACCGACTAGAGCGATGAGAGCAGGTATCTTAAGGGAGCGTATCGAGCTACAACGAGAGGAGAGCCAGCAACTAGCCAGTGGGGCAATCCGCAAGTGGTGGCGCAGTATCGCTACGGTACGTTGTAGCAAGCTACGTATGATATACCGCTATGACCGAGACGGGATAGTCGGTAAGGAGGAGTGGGACCCGATGGGCGCTCGCTTCATCATACGCTACTCGCATAGCTTCGAGTATGCCGAGCGGGTGAACTATCGAGGTATGCTCTTCCGTATTACTATGAAAGAGTACAACCAGCGAGACCGCAGTCTAACCCTCTACACCGAGCGCGTGAACCTATGAAAATGACCCTGACCATACCTCGCAGTGAACTCAAGCACGTCAACGATGCTTTGGGGCAAGTGGCACTGATAGACCGAGACCCACGAGTTAAGGCGGGTTTCCTGCAAGGTGCTAAGTACCTCAAAGAGCGTGGGCGAGCTGAGTATCTCAGGCGTTGGAAAGGCTTCGAGCATCAGCGGTCGACCCGCCTTGTGTGGGGCTTTACCGCCAAGAGCAAGCGGGAGAAGGTAGACGCAATCGCCGGGCTAGGGAGCTTTGCGAACCACGCCCACTTTCACGACCGAGGTACCAAGGCACGCTTTCAGAAGAAGACAGGCAAATACACGGGACGTATGCCCGCCAGCTACTTCTGGCGCGACACCTTCACAGGTAGTGGTGTCAAGGCGCAGGAGATGGCCGTCACGGGTATTGTAGAAAAGGTAAACAAGCTATAATGGGAGGAGTATATCCAGTACGTTCGAGCGGGATTCCAGCACCCCCGCCCCCGAAGATGAACGTACACTTTGACAATAACACGCCTAAGTGGCGACTAGCCGAGTATATCCGAGAGCGCCTGCTCGGCTCTTCAGATATGAGGACGCTCGTGGGTGAGCGTATCTACCCCGTCTTCGCACCCGATGTCGAGGGCGACTTCGTCATCCTCACCCGCAGTAGCTACAAGGCGAAGGAGACGAAGTTCTCCATACTAGAGTACACCACCAGCGTCATCATCGAGGCGTATAGTGACGACTACGCCCGCAGTCTAGATATAGCCGAGGCGATAGACGCCCAGCTCGCCAAGATACACGAGGAGGAGTACGGCAAGGGTGGAGTGACCATCACGATACAAGACAGTGGCGAGACGCTCCACGAGGGCAAGTTCGTCCAAATCCTAGAGTACGCAATAAAATAAGGCAATACAACTATGCCAGATCCATCAACAACACAAACAAATCCAACAACTATGGCAACAACTTACAGCGAGGCAAAAGACCTCCGAAAAGGCGAAGAGCTGATGATATTCATCGGCGACCTACCCATCGCTTACACGACCAGTCACACGCTAGACACGAGTGTAGACACGAAGGACGTATCTACAAAGATGAGTGGCGACTACGACAGCTCTATGCCAGGCAAGGTCTCCTGGAGTATCTCCATCGAGGCGCTCACCTCCACCACCACGGGGCACCAGTCCAAGGATGCACTGATGAAAGCCCTCGTAGCCCGCAAGCCCATACGCATTATGGCATGCGATGTGACTCGTGGGGTAGATACTACAGGTGCTAAGACCTTTGCCAAGGGGACTGTCCACTACCAAGGCGATGCAATCATCACCAAGCTAAACGAGAAGTCCGCCCACGGCGAGTACGAGAGCTTCTCCTGCGAGCTAAAGGGTACAGGGCCACTCCTTGACGGAGCAGGCAAGCCCCTAGGCGAGACAACCGCGTAGATAAGCAGTTTAGTTTAAGATTAGTGATGTGTGATTAGCACCGACCCGCTAGGCTAGCCACCAGCGGAGCAAATACGGGGCTTCCAGCGCTAGACCGTGGGCGGTGCTATCCAACTGCTTATGTATTATCTATGATTACAGTCCGTGACCTACTTCGCTACGAGCGTCTTTTGGGTCGTAGCATCTTCGCCGATGAGCCCGACGGGGCTACCCTGATCTATTGCACCACGCCCGAAGCCTACACCCGCTACACGCTCGAGGAGTGGTCACGGACTACTCTTGGTGCATCCGCCTTTATGGCGCGAGAGGCTAAGGAGCTAGCGCGAGAGCTAGCCAGCCTACAGCAGTACAGCGGGCTAGATGCTAGAGAGGAGAGATTAGATACTAGAGATGAGAGATTAGAGGTTAGGACGCTTACAGACGTAGTCACTGAGCTACTCACCGAGGGCGTTGTACCAGCTGACTACCTGCTAGAGCATGCCGAGCTATGGGAGCTGACTATCTACATTGATGCGACCCAGCGCAAGAGGCAACAGCGACTAGAGCGTGAGCGCCTATGGTCTTATATGGGTCTCTTACCCCACATCGACTCTAAGCAGATCAAGCGCCCCGAAGACCTCATACCTTTCTCGTGGGACGACAACGCACGTCCCGCACACCGCACAGACGAAGACACCTCCGATTGGAACGAAGCCCGACTCAGAGCTTTTAGCAGTTAACACACTATGGCTAGACTAAATCTCCCTATCGTCCTTAAGCTCGTCAAGGACGGTGTAGATACAGGCATACAGCAGACGCAATCCGCTATCCAAGGGTTGCGCCTGCAAGTATCATCATTCTTTGTCGCTCTGACGGGTGGTGCCTTTGCAATGACGAGCTTTATATCCAAGCTCAAAGAGGTAGCCCGAGAGACCAACCGCGCCCGCATCACGCTGAAGAACGTCAGCAGTAGTATGCAGGAGTTCGCACAGAGCGAGCGGTGGATAATCGAGCTAGGCAACAAGTACGGCCAGAGCATCAACAACCTAGAGCAGAGCTTCGGCAAGTTCCTCGCTGCCGCACGTGGCTCAGGTGTAGAGATAGACACCGTCAAGAACATCTTCCAAGGGCTGACGCAAGCGGTCAGCGCCTTTGGTCTCTCCTCCTCCGATTCTAACCTCGCATTCCTCGCCGTGGAGCAGATGATGGGCAAGGGCGTAGTCAGTGCCGAGGAGCTCCGCCGACAGCTGGGCGAGCGTATCCCTACCGCTATGACCGCCATGGCACGAGCCGTGGGTGAGCAGTACGGCACCGATGGCTCTGTAGCCGCCCTCCAGCAGAAACTCAAAGCAGGAGCTATCAACTCAGCCGAGGTAATGGAGGTCTTCGTCCAGAAACTCAAAGAGCTGAGTGGCGCGCCCGATGTGGACAACCTCGAGACCTCGTACACGAGACTTGGCAACCGCCTACGTGAGCTAGTTGTCGATTGGGACATCACGGGCAAGCTTAAGACAGCCGTCGATGCTGTTAGCGGTCTCTTGGGCTTACTCAAAGACCACTTTCTAGCTTTCGCAGGAGCTGTCGCAGGTACGGCCGTTGGCGGTAAGATAATGAAGTCTTTCCGCAATATAACCAATGCCAAGAAAGCGCAGGTCGAAGCCCTTCAAGCAGACATAGCCAAGGAGAAAGCCCTCTACGAGGAGAGCGTGCAGGCTTACGAGCAAGCCGAAGCCAAGATGCAGGGCAAGCTCTACGACACACAAGACGCACTCTTTGGCGTACAGCCCAAGAAAGGCGACCTATCCTATATAGCGACCCGTCAGAAGCGTATCGAGACAGCCGAGGCGAGCCACAAAGCACGTCTACAGCAGATAGACGAGCGATACGCACAGCAGGTCGCCCGCATCAATGAGCGATGCGACAAGCTCAAGGAGAGCGACACCGAGCGCGAGCGACGTAGGCACGACCGGCTACGCACGGCACAGCTCAAGCGTGACGAGCAGTACGCACGCGCCAATCAGCAGATAGCCGAGCGCACCGCCAAAGCAAAGGTCGAGCTAGAGGCTCGCCAGCTCCAAGTGGAGCAAGACACAGCCAATAGGCGCAAGCGACTATTTGAGAGCGTCACCGACCAGCAGATAGCTCTAGATAAAGCCCGCACAGCCGAGCAGGAGCGTAGGCAGAAAGCATCGCTAGCGATACAAGCTAAGGAGGAGCAACTATATGTAGCACAGAGCAAGAGCCGATGGGCTGCTCTGGGTACAATGGTCAAAGGCGTGTGGGCTGGTATCAAGTCGGCTATCCGCTCCGCTATGTCTGCAATGGCCTTTGGGGCTATCTTTGCGGCCATTGGGCTAATCCTAGAGGGACTCAAGAAGTGGTGGAACGAGCTACACGCAGTCAAGCGAGAGCAGGAGGAGATAAACAAGACAATTGCTGAGGCTACCCGCACGCCAGAGATAACGGAGCTGGAGAAGCTCAAGCGTCTGCTTAATGATGCCAACCTCACAGAGGCTGAGCGCAAGAAAGTACAAGGTCAGATCAACGACAAGCTAGGCACTGAGCTAACCACGCAGGAGGATATCAACAAAGCCATTGGGGAGCGTATCAAGCTCCTCAAGCAGGAAGCTAAGGTCAAAGCACTCTCAGACCTAGTCACAGAGGCTGAGAAAAAGATGGCACTGTACGAGACTGGGGAGAAGAAGCGAAGTGATACCAGCGGTTGGGAGAGGACAAAGAGCTACTTCTCCTTTGGTCTCTATAAGCCCAAGACAGACTACGATAAAGACGCAGAGATACTAGCCAATCGCAGAAAGTTACTTGACCAAGAGTCGGCAGGGCTACTCACGGACGAGGTTAACAAGGAGATAGGCGATAGATTGGCAGACAAAGGCGAGGTTACCATAGCCAAGCTAGAGAAAGAGATACAAGACCTCACCAATAGTATCAAGAACACAGCCGTAGACACAGATGCTTACAACAAGCTAGTCAAAGAGCGTGAGGCTAAGCAACAACAGCTCAACCGCATTGTCAACCAAAACGCAGGCAAGACAAAACCGACAGCCAAGCCCACAACCACCAAGTCTGACCCGATAACCGAGGCAGAAGCTGAGTACCGCAAGAGCCTACAAGAGGCGAGCAATCTATACAAGGCGGGACGTATCAGTGCTGAGGAGCTAAGTAAAGCTGAGAGCGACACCGCTAAGAGCTATCTAGACACCGTTGCCAAGCTACGTGGCGAGGGTGCCAAGTCCTTACCCTCGTGGCAGGACGCTACCGCACGGCTTATACCCGAGCAGTCCGCCTATGAGAAGATACTCACCGACCACAACAGCACACTGACGGGCTACACGAACCGACTAGAGAACGGTACGCTGACGCTAGAGGAGTACGACAAACTCGTAGCACAGCTCCTCACCGACACGACCAACCGTCTATCTGCTGAGAGCGACCTGACGGAAGCGCAGAAAGAGGAGGTGAAGCGCCTACGTGAATCACGCTCAGGCTATATATCCAGCCCCGAGCTAGAGAGCAGAGATACCAGCTACGACTACAAGAAGACCCCGCTACAGATACAGCAGGAAGACCTCCAGCTCCTACAGAACTACATCAAGAAGCTAGAGGAAGCGGTCAAGCTAGGTAGCAAGGAGGCGGAGCAAGCCCTCGCCAACGCTAAGGCTAAGGCTAAGTCGCTAGAAGACCTCATCAAACTAGATACGATACAGAACGACCTCTCAGAGCTACAGGACAAACGATTCACGCAGACCTACCAAGGTATCAAGAGTATAGCGAGTGCCACGAGAGGAGCTACGAGAGCATTCAAGCAGTTGCGCAATGTCTTTGAGGACGATGACGCTAACGGGTTAGAGAAGCTCTTCGCCACATTCTCGTCCATTGCTAGTATCGTAGATAGTATTCTCTCGCTCATTAAGACATTCAAGATGCTGAGCGAGACTATCGAAGCAGTAACTACAACCACGCAAGCCCTAGATGCTACCAAGCAAGCCACACAAGCCAGCGCCACAGCTATCAATGCCGCTGAGATAGTTACCACGCAAGCGCTTACATCGGCTAAGATGAGCGAGATGGCCGCTATCATCTCCGCCCGCTACGCGCTTGTCCCTGGCGGGCAGACGCTTGCAGCCGCTGAGATAGCAGGCTACACGGCACTGATACAAGGTGTCAAGGGGTTAGGAGCCTTTGCACAAGGTGGACTGGTGGACTTTGGGTCGCCAACGGGAGACCGCACACTCATACGAGTCAACAAAGGCGAGCGCGTCCTCACTAGCGAACATCAAGAGTGGCTCCAAGACCTCGCTAAAGGCTTTCAGGGTCGCAACGCAACGAACGCACCGCAGAGAGTAGAGGTGACGGGACAGCTGAGAGTCAAGGGGCGCGACCTTGTGGCGAGTATACATAACGAAACAAGACAGAGCAAACGATGAACCTACTACCAACATACATCACTCAGACCTACACGCTAGGCGGTAAGCCTATAGAGTTAACCATATACAGCTACGACCCACAACACGAGCTGGAGGAGGTCAAGATGATGGCCGACAGCCTCGTTGTCTCCACAGCGAGCAGCGGTAAGAGCATCACGCACGGTCTGCATGCTGGACAGCTACACGTATCGCTATACAGCGAGCGTGACCGCATCTTTGAGGAGCTAGCATCGAGCAACGATAGAGAGGTCTACTGTACTCTTAAGCGTGACGGGAAAGTTGTGTGGCGCGGTATGCTAGACGGGGAGCAGTGGCATGAGCCGTACAGCTATCGTGACGGGTACGCTACCGACCTTGTCTTCTCCGACTTTGGTGTGCTGGGTCGCACACGTCTCTCCGACGCTTGTGGCGAGCGCACTGTCTACACCATCAAGGGCTTTGTGCAGAAGTGCCTCGATGCTATCTATCCCAACAACACGGGTAAGCTAACGGTACGCACTACAACCGCTACGCACAGCAAAATAGCGAGTCTAATACAGACAGACGTAGCAGACTACGACTACCTAGAGTATTATTCTGGCGAAAGTTTGCTATCTAGAGGTTTTCGTGAAGCCGTTAGCAGTCTACCGTCTGACATGCAGTATGTATCTACGGGCAATATCTGCGACGCTATCATCGATCTTAGTCACTGGCATAGTGACAAAGATAGACCCGAGGACGAGCCTGATGTGATGAGCATACTAGAGGACGTACTCAAAGCGCTCAACCTGCACCTATGGCAGACAACCACGGGCGACTACACGTTAGCAGACCACGAGACGCTAGCGAGCGACCCGCAACACTCCAAGCTAGAGGCAAGAGGTGACGATGCGACGATAGAGACCACGGAGACATACAATCGTCTAACCGTCTCTGTAGATACAGACGTAGAGACCGACCTAGACGACATCGATATGACAAGCACTGAGGGAAGCACCATCGATCTCATAGACATCAACGACAAGGTCTCAGACGTTACGGCTTGCTCGATAAGACATCTAGCGAGGCTTAGTAATCCTATATCGCTATCCAACGGGACAGACCGCAGTAACTACGCTTATCAATCTTATGGTTTCAGTATATCAGTAAGCGACAAAGGTGTTGCGGTAGCTTGTCACCCCTTTGACCTGCTCCACCAAAAGGAGATGACGGATCAAACGAAGAATATGTGGGTAGCTATAGACTCGCCTAAAGATTTAAAAGACAGCTTTATCCAGTCAGCTTTTGACACAGCATTTGCACCGTGGAACGACGTCAAAGACTTTACGCCTAATCCGACATACACGCCTATATGGACAGAAGAGTTTAATCTCCCGCAGATAGACTTATCGACAGCTGGCGAGTACTTCATAGCTCTATCCTTAGACCTCTTACTAGACAACGGCTACAACCCATACCAGCGTGACCCCGACCTAGCTGCATCACGAGCAGTCACCAATACCTTCAAGCCGAACTTTAGAAAGCCGTATGACAGGCACAAAAAGTACATCATTGGGGTTAGAGACCTGTACCTAGAGGCAGAGATTACTTGTGGTGACTACAAGCTGGCGAACTGTTACGTAGGTAAAGGGTTGTACAGTCTGAAGCTAATGGGCGATAACGACGATGACGAGTTCGAGTTTCAAACGTATTGGGTTGGGAAGACAGCCCAAGAATATCAGCTATACATACCCTACGCAGGTATTAAGTACGGCTCTTGGTGCAAGCCCGTACGCAATTACAGTATACAGCCTGCTGGAGCGCTTTCATTCCTCAAAAAGGAGCCACGAGCCACGCACAACGACACGCTAACGCTACCCTTACCACCCGTAACAAATGCACCCATACGGGTATCCGTTAGCGGACGATTCTTCCACCTAGACGGAGCTATTGTCTCTTTTGCTGGTATCCTACCATCGGTTAATGGTGTAATAAGTACAAAGAAAGACACCATCGTCACAGAGCGACGCGCTATGGACACATTCGTTAGCAAGATGTCCAACCTCGTCTCTTACTTCCTCTTGCGCAATATGAAGCTAGAGCTAGTCAGACGAGACGAGAAAGACGAGAAAGGCGAAGAGCTGGTACTCGCATCTACACTAAACGATAAAGCCTTTGAGTACCGCAAAGAAGACTTAGCACTCAGCACTGAGCCCGCATTACCGAGCATATCTAAGTCCCTATTACGCACTTTGCGGGAAGAGGAGCGCACGGGGTGGCTCGCCAACCTTTGGCAGAAAGCCTCAGGGCAGAAGCTTAGACCGATAGTGACGCTACCACCTATACGTGGCAAGCTGACTTGTGGAGCCTTTACGGGGACGCTCGAAGAGCTATACATAGCCGAGCAATACACTCACTACGCCACAAGGCGTAACCGCATTAGTGGGTCGTATGCACCTATAGAGCGCATCACCATACGCCACGAAGACAAGCAGTTTTTAATCACTCAGAGCGACTGGAGCGTGCTGAGTGACACGACACAGCTAACGATGGAGGAAATCAAGCCCGTTAATTACTCAGCAAAATACATAGAGCGCACGTAATGAAAGAGTACGAGTATACAATCATCAGGCGCGAGTCCCGCAATCCCAAGCGACACCGTCAGAGCCGAGGTGTATCACAGAGCGACCTAGAGGCGCTCAAGAACGAGCTAGAAGGGAACAACAAAGACACCGACTTAATCATTAGTGACATACGTGATAGTATCAGTGACCTAGACAGCTTGTCGGTATCTATCGAAGACTTCGCATCGTCAGCGAACGACATCAAACAGCGCCTCGAAGGAGCCGAGCAATCCATCGCTGGCAAGCTCGATAGCTCAGTCTTTGAAAAGTTCAAAGCAGAAGACTTTAAGAGTGCGACAGACCGGCTCACAACAGCTGAGGGTGCTATTAGTAGCAAGCTAGACACATCGACCTTTGACAAGTTCAAAGCAGAAGAGTACAAGGACACCACAGACCGCCTTACAACAGCCGAGGGAGCCATCAGTAGCAAGCTAGACAGCTCATCCTTTGAGGACTGGAAGACGGGCGACTACTCTAATCGACAATCAGACATAGACAAGTTGCTCGCAGGCAAGCAGGCGGCAGGGAACTACCTATCGCAAGAGGACTTCGACAAGTTCAAGACGAGGCTCAACAAGTCGGCAGACGACACGGCTAAGGAGATAGCAGACATCAAGTCCAACTACAAGGTGGTCGTCTCCAAGCGTGGCGAGATACGCAACGGAAAGGTATACGACGGCGTAGACAATAACGGCTCGACAGCTATCCTCCACACAGCACAGATATACACGCTCTTTGGTGAGGACGCTACCGTCTCGCAAGGGCGCAATCTGACGTGGACAGTAAACAAGGGACGCACCACAGCACCACGAGAGCGCACCGTCACGGGCGTAGCTTGCTACGTAACCGAAGCGGACTTTGTGTACAATCAGTTCGACCTCCACCACTACGACATACAGCTAGAGAGCAAATTCACGGCACCAAGCAACCCCTAAGACACACCACACTATGCTAGAGTACAAGGCACGCATCACATCGCATGACAACCTTAAGGCGGAGCTGCCCGAAGCCATTAAGACCACAATCACGAGTAGCCACGAGATGCAGGAGCTACTCAGAGGCAAGGACGCCGGTCGCTACCTAGGCAAGGCAACCAACATAGACACAACGCTCACTAGCAACTACTACCCCGAGCGCGGTAGCAGTTGGAAGACAGCCGAAGAGGGCGACTACGTCTATCTGACGAAAGACATCAGGAGCAGTTGGCACAAGGGCACTTACTACATCGTCCGAGAGCGCAAGAGCAGTACCGTATGGGAGGAGTACAATATCAAGGGACACACCCCCGTCTTCTCGCTAGACAACGATTACCGACTCTTAGCGGACAACCAGCTAGTCAGCCAATACTCGCTCAAGCCCAGCCCCGAGGAGGTTGTAAATACGCCAACATTCGCCGAGCGACTAAGTGCCAAGATTGAGGAGTCGGAGAAGATCAAGTCGCTAGAGGTGGACGTACGTGACGCCAAGCAGACAGCCACAACCAGCGCCCAAGAAGTCGCAGGCTTTGGGCAAGAGCTAGTCCGTACGAAAGGACTAGCCCAGGCGTCTTACGAACTATCAAACGATGCGAACGCATCTGCAGCCGACCTCAGCAAACGCTCCCTCACAGCCGAGCAGCGTGACGAAATAGCCTATCTCACCAGCTCGCTACCACAGCTGAGGAGCGCAGACGGCAAGACGAAGCTACAAGGTTTGTCACTACAGTGCTATATAACGCTCAGTAGTGACGGGGATAGCATATCCGCCTACCTCGCCAGTGATGCCCTTGCGGCAGTCCTCAAGGCAGGCATAACCAACTTCGGCAAGCCCGATGAGAAGGAGAATGTAGCTATCAACCACAACGGCACGGGACACTTCGGGAACCTCTACTTTGCGGGTAATCAGATCGACTTCCGAATCGACCAGAAGACAGAACCCTATCTATCCGTAGGTGCTGAGGAAGCCGACTTTATCGACAACTTCCTAAACAGCGCAAGAGTCGATAATACCCCCGTATCCATAAGCTCCACAACGCTACCTGACCGTAATAAGCTGCCCGACAGTAGCGCCTACACATTGGCGCGCACCTTGTCCGTAGCAAACGAGGGGACACGCCTAACCATCTCCATCGATAGCCTTAAGGTAGAGACCTACAAGCCCAACAAGGCTTACCTTGTACTCGATGGGGTTGTATTGGACACGTGGCAGGGGAGCAACTCATCGAAGATAGTACGCCACCCCGACGGCACCGTAGAGGCAGATATAACGCAGACCCCATACACCGCCAGCAACCTCATATACGAGCGTACAGTAGCCAAGGGGACGCACATGGTACAGATAATCCTAGAGACCCCCAACAGCAGCGACAAGGTCACACTAAGCGGCTTTAAGGTACGCCAGCGCTACGACACGGGGTTACAGCAGAGTCTACTGACCAAGAGCGGGCTACGGCTCTACGGCTCGCCCCCACGCTATCTAGACGTGGACTACCGCAAGCAGTACTACAACACGGCACCCGGGGCAGCTGTAGGCTGGATAACTAACGACTACACCCTCCGGGTCAAGGGCGGTGCCAAGGTGGACAAGATAACGGCTGACGAGCTGGACATGCCAGGCGTGCCACTCTGCGGAGCGAGCTTCAACGAGAATGGAACGCAGATTAAAGCGTTTGGTAAGTACGTCAATAAGAGAGGCTCGACCAAAGCGCAAGCAGTGTACGATTATGGTATGGCCGCTTTCAAAGTCTATCACAGCATCGGACACACTAACTACATCCCAATCGTGCAGGTGTCGGGCTGGGTAAGTGACGACATCAATTGGGCACTCACGCCACGAGTGTACAACATCACTTCGGAGTACTTCGTAGTCCGCATCCTAACTAACGGCGACAACCCAAAGCAAAAGGCGATATCCTACGTGGCATACAAGACCCAGTAGGAGTTTACAGCGGAAAGCTCTATATTTGCATCACACAACACAAGCAAATACAACTATGAAACACTTCACACCGCTCCTACTACTCGGAGCAATCCTACTGACCGCTTGCAACCCCAAGCAGGAACCAACACAGAAGGGACTAGACCCCGCAACCAAGCTCTACATCAACGTAAGAAATCAACCTATGAGAGACGCAACAGACACAACCGCCACAGAAGACCCCGTACCCGCACCACGTGAAGTCGTGGAGCAAGCTGATTGCTTCCTCCTCACTGACCCCGATACGGGTCTCACAGACCGCCCGCTAGGTATTGACGATTCGCAAAAGGACTACGAGAACAACCGCATCGTAATGTGGGGCGGAATGATTATGAACGACAACAATAACAAGGAGGGTCGACTAGAGCTGAACCCCTACTTCCTCAAAGTCCGTGACCTCCGCATACTCGCATTGCTACGAGACGGAGAGACAGAGCAAGGCATAATTGCATACATCCCCAACAAGAGGATGGAGGAGGCAGAGATAGCCATCACGACCGCCTACAACGAGGGTCGCTACGATGATGTCTACCGCCTCTTCCAAGAGCTATACACGGCTATCCCGACAACCACAGCCCGCTGGCAAGCCCTCAAAGCCAAGGGCGAGCAATAGCGAGCTGGCTGTTGGCTTTTAGCCATTAGCCGTTAGCTAGCCCCCACCAGCCGAACAGCCCGTGGGGGCTTGTTGTATCACCACTTCTTGATACCGCCAAAGACGTAGTCTAAGACCTTGCGGTTGGCTTCGTCTATCTTCGTGTCGTCAAAGTCTATGTAGATGTCGGTGACTGAGTTGTCAGCGTGACCTAGAGCGCGCCGTATCGTGTCCTTTGGTATGTCTAGCCGTGAGGCGAGTGTCGCCCACGTGTGACGTGCCCAATAGGTGGTGAGCTCGTTACAGATGGGGGTGAATGTCCTGCGTCTCTGCTTGCCTATATGCACCCGCCCGAGCTTCTTCAGTGCATCGTTGCAGTGAGCGATGTAGTTTTTGTAGTTCTTGTAATTTTCAAAGACACCGACAAGGAGCTTTTGCCCCTTAAGGCGGGCTAAGAGCTTTTTGGTCTCAGGCTCCACTTTGATAGAGTATAGTCTACTCGTCTTGGCACGCTTGTACTCGATGCGTCCCCGCTTGACCTCTGTAAGCCGTGAGAGGTCTACCATATTGATACCGATGAGGCAAAAGGATAGGAGGAAGACATCACGATGCAAGGCGAGGTCTGCGGGCAGGTCTAGCTGGATAATCTCCCGTAGCTCATCAACGGTTAGAGCGCGCTTGCGGGTCTGCTCTGTACGTATCTTGTATCGTCTGAATGGGTAGAGTGTCGTACGCTCCTCGTCAATGGCGTAGTTGAACACCGCACGGATATTGCGTAGTGGTATAGCCCGCCCATTAGCTGAGCGACTAGTCTTAGCGAGGAACGCTTCAAAGCGTTTGAGCCACGACACGTCTACCTCCTCCCACGTCAGCTCTTCGCAACGCTTGTCAAAGGCTTGCACTCTACGCATCGTCTGTCTGTAGAGGTCTCTCGTACCTTCTGCAGGTCTGCTCTCGGCAAACTCCTGAAAGGTAGCCCAAAAGCCCCCGCTGGGTATCCGCTTGGCTATCTTGCGAACCGTCAGTCCTAAGTACTCCCCTACTACTTGTCGTACCTCTGAGACGCTCTCAATATCGTCTAGCGCGCCCTCGTACTGTAGACGTATGAGTGCCTCCTCTAGAGCTACGATACGCTCGTGCAACATTGAGTTGAGCATACGCGCCTCGGGGTGGTGTACGACCTCCCGCATCTCATCGTCCCATTGCTCCAAGAAGACGCTCCAGCCAGTAGGCTCTACTACACTACGCCCTTTGAAGTTGTAGTACATAATAATCGGGTAGGTACCGTCTGTTTTGGCTCGCCTCCTGTCTAGTCTTAGTTTAGCTCTCATATCCTCTATTTGTCCTAGTCGTCCTATCCGTTTCGGAGCTTTGCGTGATAGGGTCGTTTTTGCTCTCTTCTTTGTCTCCTGCTCCGTGGCAAAGTTAGCACTTTGCGCAGATGAATGTGCTGAGAATTTGCTGAAAATTGTGGGGTTTTGCGGAGTTTTGCGGGGTTTTGGCATGGTTTTGTGCTGAAAATGCGACAGGGAACCGATAGAAAAGCCCGCTTTCCCAAACGAAAATAGAGCGGTAAGTACCGCTCTATCAATCATTTATCTACCTTGAGCGGAAAACGAGGCTCGAACTCGCGACCCTCAGCTTGGGAAGCTGATGCTCTACCAACTGAGCTATTTCCGCATGTTACCTCCTCGGATTGCTATCCCACGACTACGCTACCATAGTCACAAATCGCCCCTCGGATTGTGGAGACAAAGGTACAATAAATTTTGGAATGGAAAATACGTCTCTGCAGTGGCAGCATCATAAGCATACGATAACGAATAAGAGGACTCCCTCAGCGTTAGACCATACGACCTGCTGCTGGGAGAGTCCCCTTATATTATATAGTGTCTCCGGTGGAGGCTCTCTTTGGAGGTCCTCCGTCAGACACGGTGGCAATCGCTAGAGGATTACCTTGTTTGCCTCGCCATCGACAGAGAGTAGGTAGCTCCCCATGGGTAGCTCTGCGATGCTGAGTCGTAGCTCACCACTTTGGTCAGCACGTGCGCTCTGTAGGAGCGTGCCATCTAGCGCATATAGCTCCACGACAGCGTGGGGAGTAGTCTGAGTGATCTCGATGTAGTCTCCTGTGATCATGAGACGATAGTGATCTGCCGAGACGACTGGGGCGTTGGCAAGTGGATTCTTGCCACTGTTGTCGTAGTTCTTGTAGTCATAGACGAGCCAAGACTTGTCAGTAGCGATCTTGACATCAGCGTCGTTTACTTCATTCTCCTCGCTTTGCTCTGAAGAGTCAATGGCATAGAGTTCACCACGCTCACTAGCACTTCTTGTGGGGAGGCTCTCGAAGAGTTGCTTCATGGCAGGCTCTTTGATAGCGTTCTTGTAGCAGAATGCCTCCGTCAGAGCCGTACAAGAGCTGAGGTCGAGAGCGGTTAGCTTGTTCTCGCGACAGTCAAGCTTATTCAGGCTAGACAGCCCCGTGAGCACGAGCGTTGTGAGTTCGTTTTCAGCGACATTGAGCTCTGTCAGCTTAGTGCAGTCTGAGAGGCCATGTATCTCGGTCAGTAGGTTGCGCTCTAGGCTAAGCTCTTGGAGGTTCGTCAGCCCAGTCAGGTCGATGCTTATCATCTTATTACCTGGCAGCCATACAGTCTCTAGTTGCTTGCAGTCTGAGAGATCAATCTCTGGGAGCTCACTACCCGCACAGTTGATAAAGGTAAGGTCAGCGCAGCCCTTGACGTTGACAGAGGTCATCGTATTGTGCAGGGCATAAAACTTGACCAGCTTAGGACTCTGTGAGGCGTCAATATCGTATGCGATAGAGCCGTTTTCGGAGCAGTCTATCGTATGTACTAGTCCGATAATTCGTATGAGACCTCTCGTCGACTTGTACTTCTTGATAGGAGGAGTGCCGCTCGTGATCGTCTCCTCTACGACTACGCCTTCGTCTGTCTCTATCTGCACCTTACTCTCGGCTGCAAAGCCAGACAGGCCCAAGTTGATCTCCTTGTCGGGCTTTGTCTTTATCGTTATGAAAGGCTCTGGGTCTTGGTTCTTTTGACCAGGCACATCTATCTTCCAGCCCTTGTCCGTAGCTATATAGCCATAAGCCTTCTCTGCGCCAGGATTCTCGGCCACCTTGATGGTCCCTGAAACAGAAGGTAAAGCATTATAAACCTTGTTGAGAGCATTCGCACTGAGGAGATTCTTCTGAAGGTATAGAGTCTTTAAAGCGGGAAGTGAACCAAGCGTAAGAGACGTGAGCTTATTGCCATCGAGCTCGAGGTCGTTGAGGAGCGGACACTCTCCTACGGTAAACTCAGTGATTTGATTGTTAGGTAGTCTCAGACGTTGTAGCTTCGGGAAAGAGATAGCCCCCTCACCGAGCTTAGTGAGCTTGTTACCCTTTGCATAAAACTCGGTGATAGATGCTGGGAGAGATACTTGCTCTAAGGCACAATTTTCGACTCGTATGGAGCTGAGACTAGTGAGCGTAGAGGCTTCAAGCGAAGTCAGAGTGGGATTGTCTGAAGCAATCAATCTCTTCAGCTTATTTAAGCCAGACAGGTTAAGGGACTCCAGGTTATTCAGCTTTACATTAAGCGTAGTAATGGATACAAGCCCATGCAGATCGAGGCTCGTCAACTTATTGTTTTGCAAGTTAAGAGACTCTATGGCTGGAGTCTTGGAAAGATCTAGTGTCGTGAGCTCATTGTCTGCTAGGGATAGCATACCCATCGCAGGAGCATCAATAGTGATTGCTGTAATCTTAGCTCCTGTAGCTAGAAATGACAGGCAGTCTCCATAGATCTTAATCTCGTCGCCAGCCTTCTTCCCCTTGACCATAGTAGAAGTGGGTGAAACAAGTGTGCCATCACCCCAGTCTATCTGAATGGGAGTAGTCCCCCCGATGATTGTGAAGGAGTAGTTGGTCCCGACTGCTCCAGATGTGGTCAA